ATCATGGGACCAATATTAGGTAAAGTTCTTACAAGTTTAGGTACAGAGAAGCTTATCAAAGCTATCATTATGCACCTAGGAGATTGGCTTGTAGCTAAATCATCTAACAAATTAGATGACAAGCTATGGGCAGAAGTGAAAAAAGCACTAAATAAAAAATAAGGAGAGAATATGAACTGTGAATGTGGATGTGGGTGTTAATAGATGCCTAGAAGGTCATTACAATTAAATGATTTTAGTGGAGGACTTAATACCAAGTCCTCTCCTAGGGATATTGCACCTAATCAGGTTACAAAAGCAGATAATGTAAACCTACACAATCCTGGTCTTATATTATCTTCTTCTACATCTTCAGCAAAACTATCAACAGCAAATGCACCTAATGCACAAACAACTGCAGGATATGGTGCGTTTATGTTTAATAGTCAATATAATACAGATGTAAGTGGCACTGAAGGTAATCCAGTTCAAGTATTTGCATTTCCAGAAAACAATACATCTGGAACAAGTACAAAGATTTTAACATACGCTAGAGACTTTGGTAGCACTGGAAACTTTACATTAAACGAAGCTTCAGGTGATGCACAGATTGATATGCAAACTGAAAACGAAGTATTGCCAGTATATTATTATGTAGATGGCAGTTTGTTTGTATCAGATGAAAAGGTAGTAGAAGAAACTACTGATGAACAGCCAAGACGTTTAGTATATGTAAAAGATGCTACTAGATTAGAAACTGACATATCTAGTGCAAATAAGTGGGTAGACACTACGCTAAAAATAGAAACTAGTACTACTCAATTTGAAGATATATCAAATACAGATACTTTTAGTACAAATCCATCTGATGATGGTGAGTTTAGTGTTATACTACAAACAGACCCAACATTAGATTCTCAAGATTATACAGAAGTTACAGAAGATGGAGATACAGATAACAAACTAGTTGTTACATCAAATCCTAACGAATTAAATCCAGACCCTACTTACGACATAGGTATTACAGATAAACTTATACATCTAAAACTTAGCGTTACAGCAAAAGATATGGATACTCTTACCCTTGCCTATGACGGAGGAACTGGAAACAGCGGTATTGGAGATTCTAACGGAGATGGAGATAGAACTGCTCTTTTAGGTAAGATAATATATATAAACCAAGAAGCTATGAGAGTTAGAAGCACAAACTTGCTAGACTTATCAGTTGCTGACGATAATAAAATTCTACAACTTCTTGTAGATAGAGATGTTTTTGGTACAGGAGCTTTAGAGCACGCAACAGGAGCTGTAGTAGAAACAGTAAGCACTACAAGTATAACGGTAACTGGAGGTGGTTGGGAAGCTGGTTCTTATGAATTTTGTCATACGGTAATAGATTTACAAGATAATGAAACATTACCACAAACACCAAAGTCAGACTTGTTTGCTATAACTACTGGTGCATATTTTACTGGTGTTAAATTTAGAATTAAAGATGCTGGTACTTGGAGAATAAATGAAAAAGGTGTAAGAATTTACACAAGGAAAAAAGATGGTAATGGTAGATGGATATTATTTTTAGATGTTGACTACCAAAGAGGAGTAAGAAAGAATTTATTTGAAGACTATCAAGCACTAGAACCAGTAGATACATTGTATCATGAAAACTCTACAGCATTTGATATTGTAAACCCATCACTAGATACGTATGAAAGTATTAATGGATATTCACAAGATGAAGAAAGCATAGATATTGGAACAGGTAATACTACAGGAACAGCTGGTGGATTTAAAGCAGCTACTGTTTGTGCTAGAAGAGCATGGGTAGCTAATGTAAAGAAGAATGGAGAAGTATACGATGATAGAATTTACTACACTCCAGTAAATAGATTTGCTACGTTTCCTGATACTTATTATTTAGATATTGGTATTAATGATGGAGATTCATTCACAGCGTTACATAGTTTAGGTAATAGATTACTAGCGTTTAAACAGAAGAAACTATATGTCATAAATGTATCTTCTTCATCAGATGCTGGTTGGTATTTAGAGGCAGAATATGATGGTATGGGATGTATCTTCCAAAATGCTGTATCTAAAACTCCATTTGGTGTATGTTGGGTAAACAGAGATGGTGTATATATCTTTGATGGTACATCAGCTCCAAAAGAATTAACTGCAAGATTAGATGATGATTTGTGGCAAAAAGGACAAGAGTTAAATGATGTTTTATTAAAACCATCTATTTCTTATGAGCCTAAATATAAACAATTATATGTTTTACAAGATAGTGCAATGACTTCTAATTCAGGAGTAGAAACAGAAAGTAAAGTATTTTGTTATGATTTTGCAACACAAGGGTGGACAACAAGACAATGTGTTGGTAGTCAAGATGTATCTAATTTTGTAGAATCTTTTGATGGTGTATATTTCTTTAAACACTCAGATGATAAAATACATAAGCTAACAAATGATTCTGGAACTGAAAGTATAGATTTAAGAACAAAAGATATAGACTTTGGTAATCCAGGTTTAGTAAAAAGAGTAAATAGAGTATTTGTAACAGCAAGAGGTAATGGAACAAACCTAACTTTAGGCTATGCGAATGACGGAGAATCTACTTATAATGACTTAGCGTCTCAAGCTTTAGGAACAGAATACGCAATAAAAGAATTTACAATAGACACAGCAGACAGAAACTGTGAATCAATGGCGTTGAAAATAACTGCTGATGGTTCTATTGATATTAATGACATCAACATAGATTATAGACAAACTAACAAGAGACCTTCATAATGCCAAAATCTGGTGAACATAGAGTTAATACTATTGACTCTTTCTTTAGAGTCAGACCATCTTCTCAGAATATTAGAGAAGGAGAGAATATATCATTTCTTGAAGACGGCAAACTTATCAAGCAAGAAAAGAGAAATGGTGTAGTATATGAACAGATTTACGTAGAACAAAACACATCAGAAAAACAGAAGTCAGCAGCAGCTACTGGAGATGTTACTAATTTAATAGTTCAAGGTTCTTCTACTAGCGGAGCAGATATTACTGGTATCACAACAGGAACTGGTTTAACTGGTGGAGGTGCTAGTGGTAATATAACTTTAAGTATTGACTCTACAGTAACAACTCTTACTGGTGCACAAACTCTTACAAACAAAACACTTACTAGTCCTGTTATAAATACAGGAGTAAGTGGTACTGCTATTTTAGATGAAAACGATATGTCTTCTGATAGCGATACTAAGCTTGCTACACAACAATCAATTAAAGCTTATGTAGATACAGAAATATCAAATATAGCTGCTCCTGCTGATGCAACAATAACTTTAAGCCCTGGTGCTGGTATTGCTGCGATAGGAAACTTTACTACAAATCAAAGTAGCAATGAAACATTGACCATTGGAGTAGACGGCGTCTTAGAAGATTTAGATGCTATGACTGCTGTTACTAGTGCAAATCAATTTATTGTATCTACTGCTGCAGGAACATATCATCACGAAAACGCAACAAATGCTAGATTAAGTTTGGGTCTTGGAGATTTAGCAATTAAAGACGAAATATCAGACGGCGATATTGTTTCAGATGCAAATATTTCTGTTACAAAATTATCAGCAAATACAATTAGTGGTGTTACCCTAGGAAACAATCTAAATGCATTAACATTAGGGAGTGGTTTAAATTTTGACACAGGAACTAGTTATACAGGAGCTACAGATAGACAAATATCAGTAGGTTCTTTAGCTCTTTCAAATTTCAATTCAGATGTAATAATTATTGACTCAGAGGTAGGAAGTGTTACAAGAAATGACTCAAGAATCTTAACATCTTCTGCAACAGAATCAGTTATAGAAAGTTATGGGTATACTACAAACACAGGTACAGTAACTTCTGTAGCAGTAGCAGGTGGTAATGGATTAACAAGTAGTGGTGGTCCTATAACATCTTCAGGAACAATAACGCTTGCAGTAGGTTCAGACACATTGTCAGTCAGTGCAGATAAAGTAGATTTAGATTCAAGTGGACTTATTGCTGTATCTACCGTAGAATCTTCAGATGGTTTTATATTTTTTGATGGAAGTGTAAGCAGTCCTGATGCAAGGTTAGGTACAGTAAGTGATTTACCTTTTACTAATAATGAAGGTACAATTACATCTGTTACTGGTGGTTCAGGACTAACTGGTAGTGCTAGTTCAGGTGGAGTTACCTTATCAGTAGGTGCTGGAACTGGTATAAGTGTGTCAACAAATTCAGTAAGCACAAATGATTCACAAATTGTACACGACAATCTTAGTGGTTTTGTAGATGATGAACATATAGACCACAGTGGAGTTTCTATTACAGCAGGTAATGGCTTGACAGGTGGTGGAGATATTACTGCAACAAGAACAATAGATGTGGTTGGTGGTGACGGAATAACTGTAAATGCTGATGACATAGAAGTAGATATAGACGGTCTTAGTGTTGTAAATAGTTTAGACCCAGTAAATGATGCTATAATGTTCCACGATTCAGGTGTAGGTCTTAAGAAAATACTTGTAGAAGATTTACCTTTTAGTAATAATAGTGGTACAGTTACTAATGTAGTTACAGAAAATGGAATTACTGGTGGACCATTTACTACAACAGGTACACTTGGATTAGACTTTAGCACATTAACAGATATGACTGGAGATATATCTGGAACAACAGAATTTATTTTACAGAATGGAACTACAGAGTCAAGAAAAGCAGCAAGTGAAATTAAGTTAAGTTATTTTAACAATGATTCTAACTGGACTTCTAATGCTGGAACAGTAACAAGTGTCTCAGGTGGAAATGGATTAACTGGTACAATAACTAGTTCAGGAAGTTTAGCAGTGGGAGCAGGAGATGGTATTTCAGTAAATGCTGATACTGTAGAGTTAGATTTTTCTGGGTTAGCTATATTGAATACAGACTCAGAGCCTTTGTCCAGCTTAGATACGGTTGTAGTTTACAATGAAAGTGCAGATGCTATAGTTCAATTATCAGTTGATGATATTGTCGGTGCACTTACATCTGGTTCTAACAATGAACTACTTACTGATAATGGTTCTGGTGGTATCAACTCTGAATCTAATCTTACTTTTAATGGTACAAGACTATCTACACAAGACATTGATATTAGTGGTATTTTATATATGGATAACAGCACTTTAATTGACACTAATAGAAGAATTAGAAATGTAAATTCATCAGTAGGTGCAGATTTAACTGGTGGAACTCATAGAGTAGATTTTGCTACACCTGCTACACCAGGTTCAACAGGCTGGTATACTATTTGTAAAGCAAATTCTGTTAATGCAAGAGGTGGTGGAATTATTAACTTAAGTGTGACTGGTGGAAGCATAACACCTACTACTTTGACTATAGACTTTTTTGTAGACTGGGGTGGAAGTTTAGTAAGATGTAATACTCAAGGACATAGTGGACAATTAACTAAACTAAGATTAATTAAAACTGCTTCTACTACTGAACTTCAAATTTATGTCAATACTACTGTTTCACAAGATGTTTACATGTCTTTTGAGCAAGATAGATACAATCCAAACTATTCTTTATTAAGTACATGGACCACTGCAACACCAACTACTACAGGAGATGAAATATCTTTAGGTGGAGTTTCATTATATTCTTCTAATGCAGGAAATAATTATCTAAGAACTTCACATAACATAGACATGAATCCTACCAGAAAACTATCATTAGATGGTGGTAATGGTACTTATATTCATGAACTATCTGACAATGTTATAGAATTTAGAACTGACAATAATCCACAATTAAAAATAGATAATAATGCAGGTGTTATTATAAATGATGGCTCTTATTCTTCTTTTGATTTTAGAGTAGAGTCTAATGATATTGCTCACATGTTATTTGTAGATAGTTTTGCAAATAAAATTTCTATTGGAACATCATCTGCTGATGCTACTCTACACATTGGAGATAACTCAGATAATTTTGCTCTTGGTACTACTTCAGGAGATAGTGTTGATTTATTAAAATTGGAAACAAAGTCTACGAATGCAAATCAGTTAATATTTGCATCTGAAAGAGTAGCAAATGGAACTGATTGGACTACTTCAAGAGAAAGAATTTATAGAAGAATAGATGTTACTGATATGGGCTATATTGAGTTTGGTAGTAGCTTTGGTGATGCATCTGATATGATTTCTTTTGGAAGGGTTGGCACTGGAAAATTTATGGGTATTGGTGGTGGCACACTTGGTAGAGTCACTATCGGTCCTGACCAAAGTGATGT